GAGACATGTGTAGTAATTACTCCTTCGTATTATTTATGCAGGTCGAACAAGTACACAACCTCTCTTAAGGTATGTATCTTCGTTTCCAGTGTCTTGATCTGAGTGTATGACGATATGCATGTTGTCACTGTAAGTTGTTCCTAAGTCAACAGTGAACCAAGCATCACCATTGAATACGTTTGGACCTGTACCACCAGAATTGTCTCCTGCCTGTACAGTAAAGTTTCTCACATATTCTGAAGTGTAACTAGATCCAGATCTAGAGAAACATGTATATCTGTTACCCATGAATCCACCTGGGTTGTTACCACCTGCAACGTGTGTAGGTTGAGTTCCTGCTACTGATGGGCAAGAGTTACTATCATTGTTAGAGATAGCAGTATAGTAAGTAAAGATGTGTTGTCCATCACCTGAACCAGAGTTGTCACGCATGATAGTTAGACCATCACCAACTCCCGACGAAATATTTAGGAAGTTTCTACCGTTCTGACCATCATTAGAATAGTAGTTATAAAGATTCATTCTCATCTTGACATAACGATATGATACACCCCTATTACTAAAGGTTGCATATTTAAAGTCAGATCCACTTGCGTTTCTGTAGTAACCCCAAGTACTGTTAGAAGCAAAACTACCCGTAGGAGTTGAATCGCCCGTATCATTTAAGTTCTGTCCTGATAATGATGATGCATTACTAAAGAATGCAGCACCACCGCCACCCCAGTTACCTATAAGAAGATAATAAGGATGACTATTGATAGGTACAAAGTATCTACGAGTTGTACCATCTAAGTTTAAGTAATAGTTTCCATCTGAAGCAACACCTGCATCCATGAGTTCTTGAACACTAGACGCTGCTGTAGCAGGGGTTCCACCATCATTACCACCTGCAGATGCTCTGATTACTTGTAACCATGAGTTACCATTCCAAACTTCTACTTGTAATAATTCACTATTGAACCTAATCATGCCTACAGAGGGACTTGAAGGTCTTTGTGCTGTAGTTCCTGTAGGTAAACTTAGTTGACCCAATGCACTCATATTACATGTACCTGCAACGATCAATGCTTCTCCATCATCGAAGTTAATCTCGAAGTTGTGCAGCGAAGATGCGTGTAGTTCGTTAACGTTTAGAGTACTCATGTCTTATGCGTAAAAGAATAACCAGTACATATGATTTTGGGATCCAGGGTTATTTATCCCCCAATCACCAGACCAGTTAGGTTCTGGGAAGTTTTGGTTTGAATAGTTGTTTCCTGTCTGTCCTACCCATGCATGGTGCTCAACGTTACATCCATTAGATGAACAACCTAGAGCATTAATCATACTGAAAGTATAGTTTTCACAGTTTGCGGGTGAAACGTGCCAAGTATTGTTTGGATTAAGTTCACCTGCACTACTACCTCTATATCTATTATCTGATGCCTGTGCAGATCCTTTAAAGAAGTTCATACCACTAATCTGTGTACCACCGATGTTACCATGGTTGTTCAGAGAGATGTAGTCATTAAACATACTGTACATGTTACCACCTCTGTTAGTGAAACAACCAGATATGTATCCAACTTCAGTAGATGTATCATAAGGTGTACCAGATGTAGAAAACCCCTGCATAATCAATACATCATTTGCTGTCCACCCTCTATAATGGTTTGACTTAAAGTCATTTGCCATTGCATTTCTTGCATTACCAGTAGTTGATGTAGTTGTCCAGTTACCATACCAGTGATCCGAACCACCTGTATATGAACCATGGTTAGTAGCATCTGTGATAGATGCAACCATCACCCAATACTTACCATTGGTATCTTTATATGCGTATACTTCTTCTGTATTAGTTCCGTCAAACTTGATATACCAATACCCAGATCCAGGGTCATTACTTGATAAGTTTGCCATTGATGTAAATGGTGCGTTAGATGTACCATTCTCTCCAAAATATTGTAACCAAGTACTACCTGTATAAATTTCTACACATCCGTCCTGAGTATTATATCTTATATAACCTGTAGTAGGTGATGATGGTCTCTGCCCAGTTGTGCCTGTAGGTAGACGCAAAGCACCAGTACCATCATGATACACATTACCATTGATCTGTAATGTATGTCCTGCAGGAACAGTTATTTGATTTAGTGATGCAGGTATGCCACCTAGACTACCGACAGTTAGTTTGCTCATTACTTAAGCGATTTACTTCTATTTATTGACCTGGGGTCGGATACTCCTCTACCCATGCAGTAACGATGTACTTATCCTTATTTAGGGGCGGATTACCTCGGTGTGTCCATGCCCAGTCACAAGGGAAGATAACAAACTTACCTGCCTTTGGTTTTACTCTAAAATGTTGATATAAAAATTCTGTTTCACCACCTTCAAATCCATCGTTCAGATAGATCATAGTTGCTAACTTACGATAGGGTGCTGATGGTGTACTTTCGTAATGCCATGCGTGATAACCCTGTCCTGGCTCAGTCTTTTGGAGTTTTGCCATCGTATGTTGAAACCTACGACCAACCAGAATATCATACTTGAGTACATATTCTCTCAGTGCCTGTTCAGTAACATAGTTCCAACGTTGGAAGACTGATCGAGATAGATTATCATGAAAGTACTCTACTGGTAACTCATGCATAAAGATTTGAGAATCAGCAGCACCTTTCTCTGCGTGTCTCTTGATAGTCAAACCATTATCTGCAATGTAGTGATAATAATCAATGATTTGTTGACAGTCTATGTTTGTTTCAAACTCACTGATAAAGTTATCATGATGTGTTGATTTAGTGATTACTGGTTCGCCTCCAAACTGAGAAGCAAAAGGACTCATTACCATTTATTGATCGGGCAGTGGAATATTGGGAAGCGTGCCTTCACTGCGAGTACACAGTTACATTTAGTACAGATCCCAATAGGTGATTTGTACTCACACTTATCACATATTGTAATGCGATTTTGATATAATGTCAAGTCGGGGACGTCCCCATCCTCTACTATTAACCTGCCCAAATTCCGTTGTTGTAAACTTCTAATCTATTATTACCCGTATTAAATCTCACCTGCCCGTTTACATATCCTCTGTTAGGTGATTTATTAATCACTGCATCATTGAACTGTTGAGTTGTACCATATGGTAGGGGTAAAGAGTTTTGAGAACCTGTGATTCTTAGTTCTGCTCCACCTTTAAATGCAAAGTCACTATCATGATCTAATGTGACAGTGAATCCTGGTGTTAATCCTTGTAAATTCTGTGCTCGTACCTTCATCTAACACTCCACGATGCACCTGACTCCACTGTGACAGTGAAACCAGAATTAATTGTGATAGGACCTGCACTCATTCCGTTGGTAAACTCAGCACCATTGTTAGCACTTGGTCCAACTGTAAGGTTTTCTGCGATTACACTATTGTTTGTTCTAATAATACTATCAGTTCCTAAACTCGGTCCACCACCTGCAACGGGTGACCATCCTGCAGACCCCGTTCCATCATCTGCTTTGTAGATCTCTGCAGAGTCAAGATCAGTATTAAATCTTAGTGTACCAACTGATACACCAGTAGGTCTTTGTGCTTGAGTACCTGCAGGGATTCTTAAAACTGAGTTAGTATTTAAGAAACTTAAAGTTGTTACGATTGCTTGTGTACTAGTGGCAATTTGATTACCACTTACTCTTGAAATTGCCATGTGATTAGATAGGTAGTTCTAAGATGTGAACAGTGTCTGATGCAAGTGGAGCATCACCAGAGGAGAATACAACGTTTGCTCCGTTAGAGTCAACTGTATAGTTGGTTCCTGCAATCTGTGCTACACCATTAAGGAATACTAATAGTGAATCGTCAGAGTGCTTAATGGTTCCACTATATGTAGTTACAGCAAACGTTAGAGTGGTACCGTCTCCTGTGTATGTCTTAGTGATATACTTGTCAGCACCAACACCACCTCGTCCAGTAACAACTAAGTCACCGTCAACCTTTGCGTTGCCCAACATACCAACTCTGAATCCAGATACCGCAGCAGTACCAATACCAATATGTTGAGTGTTATTAAAAGTATCAATATTGATCTCGCCAGTATCTGTAAGACCAAATTCTTTCCATACGGCACCGTAATAAATCCAACCAAGAGATTTCCCAGGTGTCCAGTTAATATTATAAACAAGGTCACCATCAGAAGGTGTATCGTAGTTGGTGATATTGCTAAAGTCTGGTTGTCCATTTGCTAATGCAGGTGCTAGTAAGGTTTGCTTAATAACAGTACCATCTTGGTTATAGTAAGAAATCTTTCTTGCTTGAACGTTATTCGTAAAGGTTGATAGACCTTGGAATGTAACAGGACCTGCAAAGATAGATTCTAACTGGTTAGATGCACCACCAAGAACAGTTAGTTTATCGGTAAGAACCAACTCAGAGAATGTCTGAATAGTTGTGTTCTCTTCACCAACAACGTTCAACTGTGCAATATCTTCATTTGTGATCTGACCTGTAACAGGGTTGATAACTTGGTTACCAATGAATAGGTCACCATTAGAGTTAAGTCCAGAGTAGAAT